TTCAGAATATTTTTCAAAGTCTGTTGCCATTTGGTGTACTAGTGATGTGGTTGGAACGACTATCAGTGCTTTCTTTTCTACTCTCTCTAGTAAATAACGTAGGATACAATATATGATAAAAGATTTACCAGAAGCAGTTGGTGAAAGGACGAGTGATCTATGATTTCTGAGTGCATGTGCAACAGCACGGAGTTGGTACTCTCTAATTTTGAATGTACCTTCATTGAAAAAATCCTCCAAGGTATTAACAGAGATATCACTAGTCTCTCCGATAGTACCATGCATGACGCATTCGTAATTCCTCTCCTTGCAAAAGTATTCGATGTGCCTGTAGAGACCTTTGTAGATGTTCTTACTCAATGCATTGAACAAACGAATCTTACCGTCCCACATCTTATTGCGATATGAAGGCATGAACTTGGCACCCGGAACTTCAAAAGTAAAGTAGTCAGACAATTCTCTTGCAATTCCGGAGTTGCATTCCACTTTTACAGAAACTTCATTGACAGGATACAATTCAACTATATCCATTAATCGTAACCTTGCTTAAACCGTGTGAAGTCGATTGCATTTTTTATCTGAAATCCTCTATTACTAATAGATTTGATAATCTCTTGAATATACTTCACCTTCTCTTCTTGGAGTGCATACTTCAGGGTCATTTGAATCCATTCCTCATCTGAATCAATATAACGATCCACATCAGCCTTCATAATTTTACGAGGAAATGGTTCCCGACCAAACTCTTCATAATCATGAACATCCCACTCATTGTTGCCATAATACTCGGTTAACATATGTTTCAGTTTGTTTTTGTCAGTAGCATATTTTTTAAGCATAGCAACCTCACCCATAAAAATCTTCATATATTTGTTATGGAGTTCTGATATCTTTAAAGATTCTTCAGCAAGATTTGTTTTATCTATACGACAGTCATCCGACCACTCAGACATGATGTCTTCAATTTTCATAATAAATCCACAGGTAAAATAATATTAAGTATAACAGATTATGATAGTACTGTCAATTCATACTTTCTGTACTGAAAACCAACGTCTGCATTGAGGTATTCGATGTCAGTTCCTGTGATATCGAAATCTACAGTACTAAGTGATGTGGGATAAAGATCAATAAATTTAACTTCAATATTTGGCTTGTAAGAGTTTGTAAGGATAATGAGAGATCCATCAGAATATACAGATCCGTCTTGACCCCTTTCAACTTGTGCTCTTTGTTCAAAGTTATCTGGATAACCTAATGTTATCATCCAGTCATAGATTTCTTTATAGTTTGTTAAATCTTCATCTATCTTAAATCTGAGAGCAAGGGATCCGAATGTAAGTCGGTCACCCGGAACTGGCAGTTTAATAAAGGTGTTAGTCACAGTATCTACTTGTCCTAATGTAATATCAGGAATACTTGCGTTTGTGCAAAAGTAGTTGATGTTGGGCAGTCTCTGCATATTGAAACGAAACCCAATAGGAGATAAAAAGTTTTTGTTGGTAGGTTCTGCCATAGTGCACCTCTGAATGTGTATACTATTTATATGACAAAAAAAGGGGGACTTGCGTCCCCCTAATCGATGTAGCAATTATTATTGTTATTACATCAAGTTGGCAACTTTGACCAATCTGTAGTACTTGTTTGCAGTTCCACCAGAACCGAAACCAATTGCACCAGAAGCACCAGTTGTTGCGAATGGGTTTGCTACCATGCCGTAACGAGTTTTGAATCCAATCTTAGGTTGGAAAGTATTCTCACCAATGGCACGAACCATCTGCAGTGGTACGTATGGGCAATAGAACAGACCTGCATCAAATGCATTCTGACCTTTGTAACCCAAAGTGTAGTACTGGTTAGTTGGATCTGCAAAGTATGGATCGATGTATACTTTGATACGACCGTTCAATACACCTGCGAAAGTATTACCAGTGTCATCCACTTGCAAGTTGTTGTTAAGAGCAGGAGTATAATCAAGAACACCTGTCATCTGAAGTGCTGAAGCAACGTCAGAAGAAGTGATCATGATGTTACCCTTTCCTCTACGAGTGTCTAATGCAATTGCGTTAGCATCTCTCTCGATTTGGAACATGAGACCCTTGAACTTCTCTGCCATCCAACGACCGTTTGAGTCGGTGTCAAGATCGAAAGTACCCTGTGTAGTAACGTTCTTCTGTGCACCTGCAGTTGCAGAGTAGTTGACAGTACGAACAACTTCACGGTTGATCTCTGCAAGAATTTCTGAAGAAAGAATGTTAGAAAGTTCTTGCTCTGCGTCAAGACCATGAATTGCTTTAAGGTCTTGTGCAAGTTCCATTGTGTATTCTGCTTTGAGTGCACGAGTAACTGCTGTTACTGATACTTTCTCAATTGAGAATGCCATTTCTGGGAAATCGTTACCACGGTCCTTACCCAAACCTTCTGCTTGCGCAGTGTTCATACCAGTTGCAACAGTGTATCCAGAACCTGATGCACGATCATTAGGATCGGTACCAGTTGGAGCTGCTGAACCATCAAGGGTAGTCCCACCAACTGCCGCAGTGTTACCTGCAGGAACTGTTGAGAAACCAGTGTCTGCTTCGTTGAACAAAGCTTCTGTGCCTGATTGATTAGTGTAACGTGAACGCATCGCAAAAATCAAACCTGTTGGACCTGACATAGGTTGAACACCTGCAATGTCATATGCAATCAGATTAGGCATAGAACGACGAACAAGTGAGATCAGAACAGGATCGAAACCTGCTACAGGACCACTTGCAGTTGCACCTGCACCGAATCCACCCGTTCCTGTCGCAACAGTTGGAGTTTCTCCGAGTAATGTAGGTGCACCATATCCACCCATTTGTTCTGCCTGTTCACGGGCAGCGTGTTCTTGGTTTTCCAAGAGTTGAGCAACTACTGCTCTCTTATGTTGATCTTCGATCTTTGGAAGATCAGCATGTTCGAGAACTGGTTGCCACTTTTGCTGAAGAGTGTCAGTTGACATGTTTTTCTCCTTCGGTTATTTACCTTTAGTTATATTTATATAAAATTACTTCTTGATACTTCTAGAGATAGCATCCATGTACTGTCTCATTCCCGGATCAATAGCAACCGCATCTGACTGTCCGTCTTCGAAAATCTCTACGGGTTCGTCATCAACTGCATTGTCTACGTTAGAGACTTCTTCCTCAACTGAGAAATAGGACTCTTTGATAGTCTCAAGTTTTTCTTTGTAGTCTTCTGCAGTCGAGAATTCTACTCCTTCAGAGAGAGATTTTAACTTCTCTGCTTGAGATTCGGTTAGACCTTCGATTACGTCATCAAAAACTGATGATGCAGTGGTTTCTTCAAGTTGCTTTTTCAACTGAATGTTTTTTTCCATCTGCTCATTGACTTCGGTCTCTAGTTCCTCTACCTTAGTTGCTAATTCATCAACTAGGTCTACTTTTTCTTCTGGGATATCAATATAGTTTTCTGTAAACAGATTACGCAGACCAACCATGAAGTTCTCAACAATCTCAGCACGGATGCCTTGTTCAACTGCGAGTTCATTTTCCTTCATCCACTCTTCTGCGACATACTCAAGATAGTCGTCGAGTTTTTGTGACATTGACTCTACGATGTCTTCTTTTTCTGCTTCAAGTTCTGCTTCCATGTCAACTGTTACGTTTTCAAGGATTTCATTTACTTTAGAAACGACAGCAGCTTCAAATACTGTAGTTGCTTTAGAAACAAATTCTTCTGATAGATCTTGTCCACCAAAAATAGCACTAATGTCTTCTGAGACATTCAGATCTTCTGCAGTGATCTGCTGAATTTCTTTGATTGATGTTACTAAATCAGTTTCATCAATTTCAACATCTTCACCATACATTGCCATGACTTTGCCATAACTTGATTTGATCTGTGCTTTTGACTTGCCCTTCATTGCATCAACCATTGCGTTGATCATTCCGACTTTAGTACCCGGAACCTTGATGTTAGACGAACCTTGTGCCATACCTTTTTTAGGATCTACTTTCTTTCCATCTCCACCCGGTGCTGAAGCATTTTTTGCAACAGGATCAGGAATTTCTGACGGATCACCCATAGATGCCTTTTTTGCTTCGTCGAGATCTTGTTCTTGGATCTCTAACTCTGCGTCTTGGACTTCTTGATCAAAGTCCTGTGTCTGAACTTCTGACATTGGATCACTCCTCTGTGTGTTATTTTATTGTTAATATTTATAAAAAACTAAAGTTTATTAAGAAAATCTCTAAAAACTCTCAATTGTGCTTCTTCAAGATCTTTCTTACTAGACTTTTGAATTTCTTCCTTATAATCAGCAATCTGTGCTTCACGAATAACACCGTTATCCCATACCCATTCTTTTCCTTCCATAATGCCATTTACAAATGCGTCAGGTGCTGATGGGTCAGCAACTATATCTGCGGCAGTTGCAAGATAAAAATCTGATTGCACTACACCAACACCATCTCTAGATGGTTTTACCGATCCCATACCACGAGACGATACTCCCAACTGTCCACCGTCTTTGATCAATGATTCGACAATTTTACCATATGGTGTTTCGGTCATAATTTTTGCCTTTCCCATAAAGTTCGAACCATCACGTTCTAGTCTAGTGATCATGTGAGAAACTCTTTCAAGGTTAATAGTCGGACCACTTGGATGTCCGAGTTCACCATAGGCACGATTTTTCTCAATGTATTGTTCGTTATATCTTTTAACTTCTTTTTCAAGAACGTCAGCAGGATACATGCGACCATTACGGTTCTTGATGTCACCCTGCATAAAGACACCTTCGATGAAGAGGTTTTTCTTACCAGTTGCTTCATCCAATGTTTCTGTGACGTAGTTGACTTCTTCGTTTACTTCGCATATAAGTTTCATGTTAGTTCCTACTGATTGTCGTAATACGTTTTAGAGAGTTCACCGCGTATCGCAGTCTCTCCAGTCTTTCTGCACTTAACATAAATCTGTTCTGTCACCCCTGATGGTCTCGTAAAACTTCTCACACCACTTACAGTTGTTCCATTTGCATCTGAGTATGTGTCAGACGCAGTTGCGGCATTATCATATTCCCATATGCCACCAGATCCTGCTACTGCAACAAATGCCATATTACTTACCACCAAACGCAAGATCCATCAACTTAATAATTGCTGATGGTGATTTCTGTATGGCATCAATCATTTTCTTTTTATTCTGATCATTAACTTTATTATAAACCTGAACCATTGCATTAGCAGTTTGCATATCAATTAACTGTGTGCTACCGTTGTCGAACTTGACTTTTTTAGCACCTTTAGTTTTTTTAATATTTTGAATAGCATCCCAAACGGAACCTTCCGATAACTCAGAGTCCTCGTCTTCTTCGGTATACTCAGTTTCTTCTTTTTGAATAGTACCATCAAACACGTGATTTTGTCCCGGAACAGGTGTGTAATCTGTTTTCGAAACAGTATGCATATTTGCAAAATCTTTTTCGCCTTTAGCACGAGGTTCAAGTGTATCCTTGTCTGATCCTTTGCCTACAACGTAGTCCTGTGCGGGAGCTGCGTTTTCACGGACAAACTTACTGAACTTCTTGATCGACATCTTCTTCCCCTTCGGTTTCTAGTTCTTCGTCTGAGATTTCAAATTCTTCTTCAGGTTCTTCATCTGACATAAAATTTGCAGCGACACTCATTTTTTTAAGTTCAATTTGATCTCTAACTTTCTGTGTTAGCATAGCATCAATTGCACTTTTAAAATCACCTGCTTGGCCACTCATTGCCATACGAATAGCATCTTGTGTTGTTACGTCAGTCATAATAATCTCCTGTAATATATTTGTTACACACTATTTATACATTTTCATCATCTTGAGAATTCTGATCATTATATTCGTCGTCAGTACCCTCTTTGGACATCTCTTTGTCCAACTGTTTAATATCTTCATCTGTCTGCATTAATACATTCTTACGTACCCATGCAATAGAATAATATCTACCAACATACTCATCCATATCTCTAAGGATATTAATTCTATTTTGCAACAGTTCCGCATCTTTTAGTTCGGAAAAATGGTTGTCTTCCAAAAAGTCATAGTATACTTGAGGTTT